AAAAGTGCTGTAAATAAAACGGTAGTTGAGAATTTAGATAAAGTTGGTGCGTTTTCGTCTGTAAATCATGTATCTGAATACGATCATGTGAAATACTATCTTCCAATTCTTGGATTGCCCGTTCAGCAGACATTTAATGATGATTTCAGTGACTTTGTTGAGAACTGTGCAGACTTTGATGTTAAGGACCCTGAGCTGCACATTGTTAGAGGCGTTGTTAGGGCTGCAAAGAAGTGGCCTGGAAACATGAGGATTGAATTAGAGGATGAGACAGGATCTGTCACTCTGTTTGCAGATAGAGACACTGAAATCTCTACTAGAGACTATATCTATGCCTTAGTAGGTGATAAAGGCATTCATATGCACTGTGATGCATTTGAATACGAAGACAGTGATCTGCATAACTTTATAAAGCTAATGCTAGCTGGCAGGAAGCATAGGAATGACTATTTATATGCTTATGGACTTGGTTCTTTCAATGATGAGCGATGTTTGATGTATTGTTTTGATCATCGAGTCTTCACAACGTCCAAGGGAACTAAAATGGCCAATATGTATTGTTGGGACGGGGCGAATATGTCAAAGATTGTTATATTCCCTAGTCTCTACAAGGTATTTGCAACGATATTAGGTAATGGTCAGTGGTATGCTGCCAAATTGGAGGCTATCTCTGATAGGAGAACTAGAATTGGCAAACTTGATGGATATAAACTTAGTACACCCAATTCTATGCTCAAAATTGAAGATTATATAGAAAGGAAGAACATAAATGTTAATAATTGATAAACGAAGGGGCGATCAGGTCCCACAAAGAGAGGTAATCCCAACTCCAAGCATGGGTTTGAATCGTGCTTTGGGTGGTGGATTCTATACGGGAGCCACACATCTTCTGTGGGGCACTCCGTCCGCAGGAAAGACGACTATGGCATACCATGTAATGGCCAATGCTCAGGAGATGGGTTATAGGCCGGTTGTGGTGGATTCTGAATACTCATATAACGATGAGTATGCTGCCAAGTGTGGCATCAATACTGATGATATTGTATTGATGCAGGGAACAGTAGTTGAAGATTTGATTAAAGCTCTGATTGGATACCTCGAGCATCCTGTTGAGAAGCATATTTTTCTGTTTGATTCATTAAGCAATATCATTAAAGAAGAGTTTTACGCTAAGGCAGAAGGGGGTAAAGCGCTTGGATTACAGGCAAGATCCCAGGGCTACTTCTTGCAGAAACTAGTGCATCATTTACATAAAGAGAGAAATATAATGTTATTTATAGCACATCAGACTGTTGATCTGAGTGGTATGTATGCACAACTTAAAGCAAAGATGGGTAATTCTGTTCATCACAATATGCATAATATTGTTAGACTATTTCTGTCCTATTCGGCAAAAGAGATGGAACGGGATGACTCTAAGATGATAACTAGTCAGAAGGTTGTTTGGACTATTGATAAAACTAAGCAGGTCCCATCCATAGGCTCGTCAGGACATTATTATATACTGCCACAAGCGGGGACTATAGATCAAGACAGGGAACTTATTGATACTGCTGTAGAAAGTGGACTCATTGAGAGACGGGGAGCATGGTTCAACTTTGAGGATAAGAAGTGGAATGGTTTAGGCGCTATAGACTTGTCAACAGAAGATCAGATTAAATTGAAGGAGTTAATAAATGCCTAAGCGTACTGAGAAAGAAGAGATCAAGAAGGACGGCGCACAGGGAGTTAAGAATTCCGGGCGTGGCATGATGAAGGGAGACGCTAAGTTGGGAAAGTTTCTTGTTGATTACAAACATAATGGAAAAACATTTACTCTTACCCATCAGGCTTGGAGAAAGATGCGTAAGGATGCTTGGAATTCTCAGTATAGGCATCCTTGCGTTTCTGTTGTTTTAGGAGAGGATAGCGATGTGAAAGTTGCTATAATTGAATGGTCATTATTTAGAGAACTATTGAAGGGTAGCGATTATGAATGATATTGTTGTAGACATTGAGTATCTTACAGCAGCAATGGGTGATCAGGCTTATGAGTTTATTGAGGTCATGAGGATTGTTGGAGATATTATTGAGAAGCCCAATGACTATCTAGGAATGCAGTCTTCAAAATATGCAGCATTGTTGGCAGCGTATAGGACTCAGATGATTGTAAAGTCTCAAGCTTATAAGCGACGCTCATCTCAAATGACTGAGACTGATAAGTTGCGTAATGATATGTGGAAGACTTTGTACCAGGCGTTAGAAGAAAATATTAACACTTTGAAATTGTGTGCGAGAGGAATGTCAAATTAATGAAAAGTTTAAATAAACTTCGTAATAAAGTCGAAGAAGATTCTGTTGCGGTTGAAGACCTATCTGACAAATTGTCAAAATCTATTGATCTTCATTTTGAAAGTCGAAACAAGAAAGAGTTAAAACGTGTTGATGGATTCCATCCAAGTTATACTAATCAGTGTGCTAGGTATTGGGTTTATCTATTTAGGGGCGTTGAAGTCGAAAGTACTTTTACCCCTCAGACGTACAGAATATTTGACAACGGCCATGCTGTACATGACCGCATATATTCTTATTTGTCTGGCATGGGCATCCTTCTGAAAGAGGAAGTACCTATTTCATATGACGATCCTCCTGTTAGCGGAACTGCTGATGGAGTTATTAATTTTCATGGAGAAAAACTGATTGAATTGAAGTCGATATCTGATGCCGGCTTCGCCTATAGGAAGACATATAATAAACCAAAAGATGACCACATACGACAGGCTCAGATTTATATGAAGTGCCTGGATTTAGATAGTGGTTTTGTAATTTATGAAAATAAAAACAATCAAGAAATACTACCTATATATATGGAACGAGATGATATATTTATCGAAAAATTATTTACTAAATATCGTAAAATACATAAGGCATTTCTTGATGATGTGTTGCCGTTGCGTCCGTATAAGAGCGCTAGTTCTAAGCAATGTATGTCTTGTAATGCAGTAGACTTCTGTTGGGCGGATGCTGATCTTGGACAACGAATTTAGAATTTGCGCTAATGCCAAATGCAAACAAGAGTTTAAACCTAGAGTATATAATGCTATATATTGTTGTACCTCCTGTAGGAGGTTGGTTACCAATGCAAAGATTTTAAAGAGATATCATGAAAATAAAGAAGCGATGGGGAAGAAGAGATTTTGCAAAGGGTTTAACAAGAAGTGCAATAAGTTGCTATCTAGATATAATAAAGAAGATATTTGCGAAAGCTGTAAGAGAGAGCGTTATATAATGCGTTTAGTTGGTTGGGGATGGGATGAAAAGAAATTGCGTGAAGAGATGTCGTGGTGAAATCGCTAGGTGTGCTTAATGACTACAAAATAATAGCAATCGATCCCTCTACCCGCTCGTTAGCTTATGCTATTATGGATACGGATAACAGTATAATTGATGTTGGGAAAATTGATTTGTCTTCGGCATCTGATATTCATGAGAAATTAAATATAATTGGGAAGTCGTTACCTATACTTGTTGAAAAATACAAACCCAGGATTGCTGTAATAGAAGAAGCTGTCTTTATACAAAATTTTAAGACTAGTAAATTAATATCATATGTTATTGGACACACCATGGGTATACTTTCATCATCTTGTAAATTTGTAATAGAAGCCAACCCTATTGTCTGGAAGTCCGCTATAGGATACAAGAAGGTTAGTAAGGCAGAGAAGGCACAGTGGGAATCCGAATGGGGAGTTACTGAAGGTAAAAAGATCGCTGCTAAAGAAAGAAAAGAAAGGGTTAGGGTAATTATCAAGGAAACATTCGGGAAAGAATTTGAAGATTCATTGTATGATTCCGACGAAATCGACGCTCTAGCCATCGGGGTATGGTACAATAGGACGGCGGGGGAGAGATGGCATTAGAACCGTATAAAGATAAAGGATGGATGTACGAACATTACGTTAAAAAACGTATGAATCTCTCAGACATAGCAAAGAGATTAGATCAGAGTCATAACATCTCTATTACACCCCAGGCCTTATACAATTGGGCTAAGAAATTCGATCTACTTAAATTTAGAGGAAAGGGTAGAAATTTGGCAAGCACATCTATGAAACGTCCCGTATCTAAGATGCAGAAGCAAGTTGATCAGCAGAAGCGTAGGCGTCAGGCTGAAATGAAGCTTAGAAAACAGTCTATGATGCGAGGAAGAAGGAAACGTTGAGTACATCTAGCATGAGGCATAATGTTGATACTGAGGATATAGCCTTATTTGGTCAATTAGATATGGTATATAACCACTTAAGGTTTGTTGAGTCAGAACAGAATAAAACTAAGTTTGCATGTAAAGGTTCTGGACGCTGCTGCAAGATAGGCTTACGTGTCCATATGTTTGAGTGTGCAAATATAGCATATCATATCAGGCAGCAGTATTACCTGTTGATGGAAGATGAAGGTAAAGAAGTTGCTGATGAGTTTATGAATGCCACTGTTGATAGACTAGTGGATGCTATGTTCGATGAAGATTGGACGGATGATGGAAAGACAACTAGGTTCTGTGCTTTCTATGATAATGGATGTACCATATATGGGTATCGTCCTATGGTGTGTCGTGCTTTCGGAACAGTAACGCATGTTGATGACTACTGCCCTAGAGAACGAAATGAGCATGGACATATAGATTATTATTCTGGACCGCCGATTGAAGAGGCTGTAAAGGCATTCCAGGATTTAATGAAAAAATATACCATCAACAAAGACAAGGCTGGAAATTATGATATGGTCATATACATGCCACTAGGTGTTCTGTCTTTCTTGTTGCCTGATGAGCAATTAGGTGAACTATACCAAAAGACAGATCCTAAGTTCTGGATGTCTGCTGAAGGCTGGTTCAACTATCGAGTACACTTTACGAAGTTGTATGGATATGACAAAGATGTATTAACAAAGGCAGCCAATGATGCTGGTCACGATATAGTGTTTGAAGATATTGATGATGGAACTCTAGTAGAGATAGAGAGATGATATGGATAAACTTAAAGTTGGCGCTATGTGTGCTGGCTATGGAGGGCTTGAACTTGGTCTATCATATGCCGGTTTTGATTTCCAGTTGGAATGGGTCGCGGAAAGCGATAAATGGGCGTCCCTAGTTTTAGAAGAAAGGTTCGGTGTCCCCAACCTTGGAGACATTACGAAAATAAAGAATCCCCCTGCTGTCGATATTTGCATAGCGGGGTTCCCTTGTCAGCCTGTTTCACATGCTGGCACTCAAAAAGGTATAAAGGATGAAAGGTGGTTGATTGATGATGTCGTCGGAGTCGCAAACGCAGCAGGAGCCAGATGGCTCTTCTTGGAGAATGTTCTTGGAATATACACCGCCAACGAAGGTAACGCCTTCGGGCAAGTCCTCGCTAGTTTGGCCAAGGGAGGGTTCGATGCAAGATGGAAATCTGTCAGAGCAGATCATTCTTGCGGAGCACCCCATAGAAGAAATAGATGGTTTTGTATCGCCTACTCCAGTGAGTCCAAAATTGGTAGTAAGGGATCTTTTGCCGACTCCGACAGTGGTTCATATGATTCGGAACGACGAGGAAGATGTGGGGGCTTATTTGGAGCGCAGGAGGAAGGCGAAGGAGAAGGCGGGAAACGGCAACGGGTTTGGCCTGTCTCTTCCGATGGCTTTGAAGTTGTTGCCGACTCCGACGGCTCAGGCAGCGAGGCATGCGGGGACGCCGGATATTCACAGGAATTCAAAGATGGGGGAGAATCTTTGGGACATTCCTCATTTGCTGCCGACTCCAAGGACTTCGGACACGAATGGTCCAGGGGTGAGGGGGCAGGGGGGAAAGGATTTGCGGACAGCAGTGTCTCTTCTGCCGACGCCTCAGGCGGGGGAGGCTTTTTTGCCGAATCATCCTTTGCATCTGTCGTGGAAGATTCGTGCGGAGCAGGCGATCTTGGCGGGGGAGCCGATTCCGAAGCCAGTGGGGGGTCCAAGGGGGAGGTTTACGGAGGAAAAACTGTTTCCGACTCCGACGAATCGGGATCACAAGGGCAGGAATCAGAGGGACGACGATACGTGTCTACACGGGGCGATAGAGCAACATGTGATTGGGGACAGTATGAAGCCGCAATCAGACGATGGGAAGTGATGTTTGGTTCTGAGGCTCCGCAACCTACTGAGCCTGCTCCTAGGGGCGGGCAGAGATTGAACCCGGTTTTTGTGGAGTGGATGATGGGTATTCCTGAGGGGTGGGTTACTTCTTTGGAGATGCCTAGGACTCACAAGTTGAAGTTGTTGGGTAATGGTGTTGTGCCGTATCAAGCTGCTTTTGCTTATTTATCGTTGTTAGGGTTGATTGATGAAACTGTATAAGATGGTTGATGGTGCTGCTTTTACTGCTGATGGTAGCGTGTATGAGTGTGAGGGTGGTTGTGATGGGTATTTGCGTTATCCTTGTGGTGAATGTACGTTGATTAGTTTTGAGAGGCAGGAGTTTTTTAGGTTGGAG